GCTGCTGCTACTTTTGCTGCTGCTTGAACTTCCGCCGCTTGTCCTTGCTTCTCTCCTTTTTTTTGCAGATGCTACTCTCATGTCTACCATTTACTTTTTCACCCTTAGACTTATTGTTAAGTTTTTGATGGCTTCTGTATTAGCTTTGATTGTCGTTGTCTGTTGATAGAACATCAACAAGAAAGCTACGATAGGGAAACCGACTGTTTTTACTGCTTCAAGAATCTCACTCATTCTTTGCCCTCCAATTCTGATGTTGTGTCGGCGGGTTTTGCGGCTTCAAGTTCGGGCTGCTTTGCTTCGTCTGAGATTAATTCGTTTTGAAGACTTGCAGGGAATGTTAATTCTACTTCAATGTTTAGCTGTCCGAGTATCTGTTCTTCAATGTATAGTTGCTCTCCTTTGACACTCTGTTCGTATGATAAATATACAATCTTTCCACTTGCATCAGTGAACTCTTTTGCGTTACCAACAATTATCTGAGGAACATTGACAGCTTGGAAAAAGTAATCGTTCAACTGGTTAATCCATGCTAGTGGGTTCAATGTTGAATTGACGGCGGTAGTTACCAACTCGGGAACAACTGCCCCTTTTGGAATATACATATTTTCGCCGTTTCCCCTGGCATTATCCATTTTGGTTTTGAATGCTGCAACCTCTGTCGCATCGTCTGTGTCCAAATGGAATATCCAAAGAGGGTCTATGTTCCGATGCAGTACTCGTTTCCAATCATTCATCGCTTCATTACGGGCAAGGATTAGCCATTTAAGAGAATTAATTATTCTAGTGCCGTGTATCTCGTCTGCGATACGCTCATGCGATAAATGGAATATTTGTTCAGGCTTAAATTTCTTATTAGGTGTCTTACTTTTTGAAACTTGCTCATACCTCTTTATTCTGCCTTGATGATTTTGAACAATGACCATACTTTCGGGGTCTAGAGGTTTTAAATTTATCATCGTTTGCGTATCATCTCTGATAATTTCTGAAAATGAATCTTTGCTAATAGTTTTTACTTTAATCATGTTCTTCAATATTGAATTGAATGAGTCTTTCCCGTTGCCTTTGATTGTCATAAGTAAAGCTTCTGTTGCATCGTCTGTCTCATATCCTGCTCCAACTGTCCAAGTGGCTTTTGTATCAACTGCAATCTTGAATTCGGGTATTGTTAAATAGAATCCGTAGTCTTGAGACCAATCAGTATTTTGGTAAGTTGTTTCTCCCTCTGAGTTTATTCCGTCTGTGCTAACTGGGTCTACTGAGTAGGCTGTTATTGCGTTTGCAACGTCTGAAGCAATTGAGCTTCCAATATTAGTATCCGGCATCTAGTTCACTCTCCAATTTGTCTTTTTTGTCTTTCTTCATTTTCTTTATTTTGTCATTCTGAATAATTTTTTTATTTATCTCTGCTTCGAGTTCCTCGATTGAGTCGAACTTGTCGGCAAAATAAACAAATGTCCCGTCGGGGTCTTTTGTTTTAATCCGTATCATACCATTGTCAGTTAATTCGTGGCTTTTAATTTGCATCTTCTTCCCACCCTGTTAATGTGCAAGTCCCACTTGCATCTCCAATCTCGTTTAAATATATTTCTGAATCGAATGATAGCGGCGGGTTGAATGTGATTGATGTTAAATCGCCGGTAGCTTGTCCATAAATAACCTCGACTTTATCACTTCCCGCTACGCCTGTCTTTAATTGGTATGAGTCTTTTGTTGCTCCGTCTGGTGCAGATAATAAAGCTTGGATATATAGAATTTTTCCCGCTGTGACTGTGTAAACTGTGGCATCGCCGCCAGTACTGAAAGTCAAATTTATTAAAGTGCTGCCCTCCTGCGCCCATCTGTCTTTAAGTAATCCTATATCGTCTTGGAGTCCTACGTTTGGAAACATTCCACTTCCGCCGAAATTTAAACCTGCCATTGTTTCTTATTGAATACCTTATCGATTGGTGGGACTTGTCCCTCCTTTTTGCTTCCGAATTCTTTTACTAGCCCAAGATGTAGCTGCTCTTGCCCAACGTCCATTCCATTATGTAGTACTCTCCCGAGTAATCTGCCGTATTTCCCGACTCTCTGAGTTGGGTCTATCAAGATGTCCACTTCTGCGTTTAGTATCTTTGTGTTTAACCAATCTCTAGCCTCGTCGCCACCCTCGGATAGTTCGGGGGCATCTATGTCCAAAAGCCTAAGGGGAAAATCAAAATCTCTGAATCCTGTTTTAAGAGTAACTGTGTCACCATCATGCACTTTGACCACTGTCGCTCTAAAGTCTCTCGTGATTTGTTCGTGTGGGCTGGTGTATTGGAGCTGCTCCATTTGGGAGTTGCTAAGTTCCGGGAAGTTTTCATAGTCATGCTCGAAAACCATCTAAGCCTCTATCATAAACTTTTGGTTCTTCTTGTCTCTCAATATTGATAAATTCCTTAATGCTGTGTCTCGAAGCACGTTTATCATGTCTTCCGCTTCTGTCCTTGTTGTGTATCCGCTCATGTCCCACGTAATGCCCTCTATAGCGGCTAAACATGCACCGGTATCTGTTAGTATGCCTCTAACTGTTGTATTGAGCGTAGTGGCGGCATCTGCGGTACTCCAGTCATACCGAGTCATTACATTAATAATGGCTTCAACATCTAGAATTATTTTGTCAAACCATCCTGCCGCCTTAACTGTAGCACTTGCATTAGTTCCTACTCTCAATAATATGTCTGCATCTTGTGCGAATTGTCCTGCATCTGCCATAATATACCTAAAATCTTACTACTATAAGTAATTTATGAATTTAAAGTTTATGAAAAAGGAAAAAACAACTAATAAACGTAGATACTTAGCCCTTTATCTTTCAAGCACCAACATGCTCTCACTAATGCCTCGGTTAAATGAGAATATACGCCGAAAATCTTGATTTTTTTGTCAGATGTATACTCAAAAGTTATACTTTTCAAGCTTCGCAGTAGGTCAAGGTCACTAATTAACTCTATTTGCTTTGTCTCGAGAAGCATCAGAAGATTTGAATAGAGGTCTTCTTTCATAATCTTTGTCCTCTTTTCTTCTCCGGCAACTTGAATGCCTTTGCTCGAGTTGTCCAAACCCACAATACGCCTAGTGCCTAGCTTCTCTTTCATCTGGTCAAGGACCGCTCCACCTAGACCACCGGAATCTATAAAGATACGTCTGAATTTCCAACTGGAATCAATGATAGCGGTCTGTCCAACTGTGTGTGTAGTGCCCACCCTTTCTTGGGTGATCACCTTAACACACCGCAGCTTATTCTTGTGTTCTTCAACAATAGCATAAGCAATCTCATCACCACCATATCGGGCAAGGTCTAGACCTAAATAGAAGTTGCCGCCATCAATAGAGTCAGTTTTCTTGTTCCATTCTATGAATGTCATACAGCTCTTGATAAGGTCGGTCGGAAAAAATTGATTCCATTCCTCAGTAAATTCGCCCATGTATTCTTGGCGGTACTGGGCTTTAGTCATTCGCAGCTTCTCTTTCTGCAAGAACTTCTTTGGAATCCGTTTACAATCCTCGCTTGATGCGTGGAAGCTTCGGAAGTCTTTGTCTGTAAATGTGTCATAGAAAAATCCGCCTTTCCCAAAAGGAGTGGATAGGAGAACAAGGATTCCCATACCTCGTGTCTTCCTAGATACTGCTATCATTGGGATAACAGCGTTCCATACAGTCTCGGGGATATAAGCTGCTTCATCTGCAATCAACATATCAATAGTAAACCCTCTAATAAAATAACCTGTACGTCCCGCAGGAAGTGAGTATATCTTGCTTCCATTAAGTAATACAATTTTGGTAAGGGTCGGTTTCTCGGCATAGACAGTGTTCTCCATGTCAAACCGGTTTCTAACTTTTTCGAATAAGAGGGATGATTGTCGCTGCGAAGCAGCGATAATCATAGTCGTAGTTCCGGGGTTTTCTTCAGCGAACTTTTTTGCTTTCTCTGAAATTACCTCGGACTTCCCGACCTGTCTCCCAGACCGTATCGTAATGTTTCCCTTTTCATTTAGAACTTGTTGCTGCCAGTTGTCCCATTTGAAAGTGTATTTACTCATGGAGTCCTCTGTCTTATCAGTCCGTCTTTCTTCTTCATCCTATCGTATGCTTTCTTACTCATAATAGTAGGTTCTACCTTAGGGGGGAAGCTTTTGACTCGCTTCTCAGCGGCGGCGATGCTGTCGTTTAAGATAGAGATTTGGAGTGAGTGCATTACTCTCTGTCCTTTCAATTCCTTTAATGTCAATTCCCAATCGTCTCTGGTCAAGTATTCATATTCCATTCTGTTTCTCCAAGCTGCCTATGATGTTTATCGAATCCTTGAGGACAGCTTGACTCAAGGATTTTCTTTACTTAATATAAAAATTTATGGACACCTAGCCATACCCACCCACTCAAACCAATCAAGATTCGCTATACATACATATACACATGGTGGGGGGGTGGTGGTGGTGGGAGCGAAGCGACCCACATTGGGGGGGGGTGGGAGGTAGCGACAGCGGGGTGTAATCAATCATCGGTGCAAAGCGGCATTTGTGACACTACGAATAGTAGCGAACCAATGTTGATTTGTGCAGACAATCGTCTCTAGGTGCTCATAGAGACGTATTGGTGCGGCTGTACGAGGACAGCAACCGACCTTGGTCGGTTAGCACTGATTGATTACAGAGCGAAGCGAGGCATTTCTTGCCAAACTCTCAACTATCCTCGATGTCTTTGTTTGTAATCCATAGCTTACTCTTTGAATGGCTTTTAATCCATTGTAACACTATCAATGCCTTACGATTGTTGTAGTAGGTCACTGGGTCAGTTCCACACTCATACATGATAGCACGTCGGAGTTCCATCCAAGTAGGGTTCCGATTGTTTGGGTTCCGTTTCCTTAATCGCCACATCACACGCTCGAGTTTCTCAACGCTCATTAATCCAGCCCCAGCTCTTCTTTTAAAAATTGTATAACTGTTGGTGAATGATTAAAATTATCAAACTCTTTCGCTTTCTCAATAGCTTCCTTCACCTTCTGCTTGTCGAGGTAGTGTTCATGCTTTTTCGCATGACCATAAGATTCATCGCTTCGCTTCCATCTATGTTCACAATCTTTCCATCGCTTGGGGTTAAGCTTCTTGCATTGTCCACATCTGATTTGCTTATTTTTCATTCATTAGCCTCTTAATGCCAAGTTGATGGCTTAGTATTTTGGTCTTCTTGCAAGTGCAATGTGTATCGTAGCACGAGTTGATACGTTGGCAAAAGTTGCATTTCCAATATTGAGTCAAGTCAATCATTGTGATGCCCTCTTTTTTTCATTGAACCATTGTATTTGGGCATACTTTATTGGTGCAACACATTCAATGCAATAGATACAACCTTTGGGTCGGTTATATATCAACTCGCTGCATAGAGTACATTTGTCTCGCTTTTTCCCTGGCATTATTGGCCACCTTTAAGGTTGCTAATAATACGCATCAGTATCTCAGTGTTGTTCGCTGTTGCCTTGGTCAATCGGTCAAGCTGTTCTTTCTGGGCTGTCAGTTTCAGGTTGGATTCAAGGCTATTGGGATTATTGGTAAGCATGTCAACAATGTTCTCAACAGTGAAGTTCACTTTGGTCTTGTGTTCAATTCGCATCCCGAGTTTTTTCTGATATATCTTGAATTGTTGGACAAGGCTGTCAATGGTCAAACACCTTAAACCATCCAATCGGAGGTTGGAATAGTCTTTGTTGAACTCAATCGTACGGATATAGACGTCTTTCATATCATAGTAGCCGTCAGAGTGTCTCGATATCAATTCGCGGAAGAATCCGTACACCATACAGATAGAGGAGACATTTAAGGGGTTGTCAGTGGCAACGCGGAGCGTAGCGACCCCCTTTTTGCTAATTATAAACTCGCAGTTTATGAGTCCAAAACTATGAGACGATGAAATGTTATGGCTTGGAAAGTCGAGCATTTTGCACGATAAAATGCAATTATGGAAGTTCCAATCACAAAGGGAGTCGGATGCGTTGGGAATGCTACCGTCCCCCCCTTCAACAACTTTATAGTAGCCTCTCATTATTTTTTTGATGCCTGTTATTTTTGGGAGTATAGCTTTTATTGTGTTGACATTTATTGACGTGTCGAATGAGATTACCTTGGGAGTGACCCCCTCCGGGTATCGCCGCATACATTGTAATATTTTTTGATGTTTTTTGAAAGCTGCCCCGCTACGAGTTGCAACTAAAGATTGTTTCATTGTTTTGCCTCCGTTATTGGAAGCATAGAATCTATATCTTTTATAGGTATCATTGTTTCCTTAGAATATTTGTCAGTTCCGCAGATATGCGTACATGTTCTTGTCAGAATTGTCAATGTTATAATTCTGCCTTGCTTTGTCTTAATCTTTACTATTTCTTTTTCCATTTCGTATCATCTCCTTTGAATTAATCGCAGTTCATAAGCTCCAAGCGTATGATCATAAGATTAATTCCGCTAAAATATTGTTTTCCAAGTGTCGCCAATGTTGATTTGAAGACCTGCTACTGCTTTCCAATCATCGCCTATGTTAATCTTCATCAATTCGTATTCTTTCCATGCATCGCCGATTTGTAATTGAAGACCTGCTGCTGCTCCGGATTCTGTGTATTTTGCATAAATACCCATAAATGAGTTGCTTGTGTTGTCTGTTCCTGTTTCCCAAGGGTCTTCAAGTGAACTGACCAACTGCTCATATCTAGATGTTCCCGGTGTAGTATAGTCGCATGAGTACCCAAAAGGTACGCCGTTCCTATCTACTGCAGCCAACCAATACCAATTCCCGCTTACTATATCAGTATTAAAACCGGTGATTGTTTTCCATTCTTCCCCTGCTGCTTTACTTGCTGTATTTGATTCTAATAAATCCCCTGGTTCGCCGGAATCATCGGAATAAATACCAAATTCAACGCTTGTACTAAAAACAGTAGAACAAAAAAGTCCTATCTCTGAGACGTTGCCATTTGCTGGTGCTTGGAAACGGCTGCATCTTGTCAATCTTTGCATAGTTAATCCGTTAGATGCTGCTGGGTCGGTTGATGGTGTAGTAGTCACAAAACCTTGATTCGTTCCCTCTGTTAATGCCATTTTCTAAGCTGTGTACTGCACGTATAATGTTCCAACTGGGAATCCACTGGCTGCCGGTGGGTTTTCATCTGTATTATACAAAATCATAGGGACATACGCTTGGTCGGCTGTTGAATTGTCCGCTGTGATTGTCAGTGGGCCGACTGCGGAGTCTGCCCCGCTGTTCAATAAATAGTCTGTATGTGCTTGAGTGTTGTCTGCACTATGGACAGAATTTGCGACTATTTCGTCCCATTTGTCGCTCCCTAAAATTCCGGCATTGGTTGTGTCAGCTTCGACAAGGGTTGCATTTGTTCCATCAGATGAATTGACATCGATTGTTGTAGCTGTTCTTGTTCCTGCACTCAAATTAGTTGAGACATTTGTATTTTTAGCGGTGTTTAGTCCAACTGCTGCGGCATCTGTATAAGATATTTTTAGAGTGTTTGCTGCAACTTGGGCGGCTGTGACTGTTGTTGTTTTGATTCCTTTTGCTCTGCCGTCTCCTTGAGTCAATGTTTCATCGGTAAGGTTTACGGCTGCTGTGACATCGCCTGTTCCTCCGCCGCCTCCTGCATTGCCGCCAGATAGGACTCCGTTTGCATCGTTCATCACATATCCTGCCCCTGTTCCATCGCTGAGAGTTACCTCTTTGGTGGACACTGCTTTAGTTCTGATATGTGGGTCAATGTTTTCTCTTGGGTTGTCATATCCTGCGTTCCCTTGTGTTACTGGTTTAGGTCTTCGTGGTGGATTGAATGCATTGGCTATCTTCATCTTTCCCATTTTTCTATTTCTCCCTTGGATTTATGTCCAAGCTGGTATGTAATATATTGTTCCTGCTACGTCAATCTCGAACCATGCAGATATGGTTGCTGTCCCTACTGCTGCCGGTGCTACATTTGTGATACTTACTGCCTCTGTTGAGTTGGCTGTTAAGCTATCAACAATTTTCAGTTTTCCGTTTTTTATAGATAGTTTGTCACGAATGACAAGGCTATCTTTAACTTCTTCGCCCATTATTTCCGCACCTTAGTTTTTGTTTTCGGAGCAAGACCCTCAGATTTTTTCTGAGGATCATGCGTAGGCGTAGAGCTTGAAAATTCTTTAACAAGGTCTGCATCGGTAGCTTTGATTTTGTTGGCTGCTTTCAATTTCTCGTACATTTTCTTTCTATTTTTTAATGACATTTTATGGGCTTCCCTCCAAGTATAGACTGACTTGACTTCCGTTAGCACCGGGTATAACTATGATTGTTTCTCCGGCATTTGTTCCTAATGCTGTAATGATTGCGGCGGTATCACCCACCGAACCATTGTATAATAAAGTTGCAGCTGCCATTTAGACACCTGTAATTTTGCAGATTGCATCTGGATTAACTACTTGCATCTGACCAACCTCGAATGCTCTGATTGTTTGCTTGATGCCGGGGTCTTCAATCACTTTAACTGTCAATCCTACAACGCTTCTCCATGTACATGCCTCTTTTGCAATAACAACTTGTGCACCGCCCTCGGTGACTGAGTTAGATGAAATGACTGTCAAACTTAAAAGACTTCCTACAACTCCGTTCCTTGTTGCGGAGTCTGTAAAGAATTGTCCAGCATTTCTCACGTTAGCATTTCCTAGAAGTTCAGCATAGTTTGTTGGGTGTACCAATAAATAGCCGTTCTTGTTCGGGTTATAATTGTCAACTTCTATCAATGCTTTTGCATCAAGTATGTCTTGAATTGGGTCTCTGTCTGCAATGACTGCGTTGTTCCAAGTTGCGTTTGCTGCTTGAGTATTTCCTGCTTCGGATACGATGGCAGCCGCAATAACAGTGTCAACACTTTTTGAGACTGCTCTTGCAATTCTCAAAAGAGTTCTTGCAATCATTGGGATATTGTTTGTCTTAATATCTTCCCAAGATAGCACTCCCTCCATTGCATACTTCTCGTTCCTGCCGCTTGTCTTTGTCCATTCAACTTCTCCGTAAGGAAAGTTTGCAAGTCTTGGGACTCCTTTGACTGTTCCACTTGCTGTACTGTCTTGACCCTCAAGGTCTGCTGCTGTTTCTTGATAGTATGTTTCTGTCCATGCGTTGCTTGACTCAATCATGCAAAGCTGTTTCATCTTGTACTCTTGAAGTGCAAAGCCTTTCACAATTCTTGAAAAGTTTTCTGCACGAATGTCCTGTTCTCCTGTAGTATCTGCCATTTTATTTCAGTACCCTCACCATAGTTGCTGTCGATGCCCCGCTTGTCTCTAATGATTTTCCGATAACATAGCCGTTCTCTCCGTCTAGTGTATCGAAGTCGTCAATCTCGTTTCCTGCTCCCGCCATTACAACGTCGCCGCCAAGGACTGCTGTGCCACCGGCAACAGTGTCGAGGATAAATATGCCATTCGTATAAACTGCAATAGATGTTTGTCCGTCATTTGCTACTTTTTCAGAAGCTGCAATCCCTACCACTGCTTTATCTGCCGCAGAATTTAGTTTAACAGTTCTTGGGTCAGTCAGTTCCATAACTGCCCCTTTTGCGATTCCTGTCGCATCATCACACGTGAATCTTACTGGGTCTCCTTTGTTTCCAAGGAGTTCTACTATTCGTGCTTCGTTTGCCATAGTAGTACTTAAAAAAGTACTACTATATATATTTTATGAATTACAACTTTAAGTTGTTTCGTCAAACATTGACTCGAAGCCTGTACCCTCGAGCTGCTTTTTTGCGTTCTCATTCTTCTGCTGCTCGACTGTAAGCTTTTGTCGTCCTGCTGCTGCTGTGCCGCCAATAGTATTTTCAAACTTATGCTTTTCTTGCTGTCTCAAAAGTTGTTTAAGTTCTATGTTGGCTTTCTCTAGTCTCTCGGCTGCATCGTTTGCTTTCTGTACATAGTCGGCTGCTTCGTCTGAAACTGGTGGGGTTTCTAGAGACCCCCCTTTCTGGGGATCACTAGAAACTTCTTGGGGCATAGGTGAATTAATTTTAGAATTTGAGTTTTCATCTGTCATTATTGTTGCCTCGTCTTTGCATAACATTCTCTGCACCTTACAGGCCAATCTTCTTTCGGCTTGAAAGGTACAGAGCAGTTGTTTCCGCAGTCTGAACATACAGCATTAAATTCATTGTTGCCTTTGACTTCTTCGTCTGCTTCTTCTTCTGTTTCCTCTTCTGGGAATTTTGCTTTTTTTACTTTGTGCAATCTCTTTTTGATTTCCGTTAGCAACTGCTCGTTGCTTAATTCTTCTATTTTCATTTTCTTAGTCTCCTATAATATTCCAAAATTTAATTTACTTGGTGCTTCGTAACTGCTTTTGTATGCGCTTCCTTTATTTGATTTGCTGTCGTTGATTTGTTTCCAATATGCAGTCCAATATTCGTCTTCTTCTTTCTGCTTTTTTGCTGCGGCTGTCTCTCTGTCTGTAAGAATTTTTGCCCAATATGCTTCGTCGTCTGTTCTCTCTTGGGCTTTTGCGGCTGCTTGTTGCTTCGCTATGTTTGCATAGTATTCCTCGTCGTTGATTCTTGCCTGTTCTTTTTCTTCTGCTCTCTCTTGGTCAATCCTTGCATAAAATTCTGTGTCGCTTTCTCCTGTCTCTGATTGTTCTCTGATTGATTTTAGAACTCGGTCTTGTATTTCTGAAGCTTTAATTGCTCCCTCAATCTTTTTCGGGATTCCGATTGCGGGAGAGATAGGACTCCATAGTCCGACTTTTTCCCAGAAGCTTAAATCTAGTAATTCATTTTTTGCGTCTGTTGCTTCATCTACCAAACTCCAATCGCCTGTCTCTAGTGCGTTTGGGACTAGCCATTTATTTATTATCGCTAGTGGTTCGGTTGCTTCTGCTTGCGCCCATTTTCCAAGGAAAACTGCTCCTGCCCATGCGCCGCCAAATGCTAATGCTTTTTGTGTGAACTTGTTTGATAATTGTTTGTTTATATTCTTGATAACTTTTGAGTTTACTTGAGATAATACGCTTTTTCCCGCCACTGGGATAGATGCTAAGGGTTGACCTATTTCTAAGTTTCTTAAATATCCGTCAGTCAATTTCTTGAATGCTACTTTAGTGCTTGGGGCTGTTGCTGCTTCTACTCTAGCAGCTAGACCCGAGCCAGGCAATTCTGTATTGAATCTGACAACTAAAGCTTCTTTCTCGTCGGGTGTCAATGATTCAAATCCGAACTCTGCCGCTTTTGCATTTGCTATTTTGTACTCATTTGATTCGTCAGAAGTCAAGAATCTCTGCATATCGTTTGCAAATCCTGCGCCGATTTCTTTTGCTTTATCTCCGAACTGGGATAATTTACTACTCCCTGTCGGAGTGCTTGAACCTGCACTTATTACGTTGCCTGTACTTCGTGATTGTGTCCTTTGGCTTGTTGGGGCTTGGCTTTGAGGTAGCGGCTTTTTTCCAAATGATGCGAAGTCGGGAACTGCTTTAGATTGGGGTAGTGGCTGTTTTGCAAATGATGTAAATTTTGGGACTGTGCTTTTGCTCGTTGATGTGCTTTTATTACCGCTGCTGCTACTTTTGCTGCTGCTACTTTTGCTGCTGCTACTTTTGCTGCTGCTTGAACTTCCGCCGCTTGTCCT